TGCCTTCTTGAATTCTTTTTCGCCCTCAAGACCGATTTTTAAGCCAAAATCATCTGCCACTTAAACCACCTCCTTCATCAGATTCCGGCAGGAATAATGTCATCAATGAAATATTCCCTTACAGGCTTCGCAAGCCCGTTATACTGTTTGTGGCACTCCCACAAATCCAGGAGCAAACCAAACGGCATCAGCCACACCTCATCCTGCGTCAGATTTAGGTGGGCGATGCCGTAATATAAAAGTCGAGTAAATAACTCTTCGTCACTTACTCGACCGCCACGTTTTTTGAGTCAGCCTCACTGATCACATTTCGCTTGGTGCCCTTATACAAAGCATCGGTAATGGCAGACTTGTAATCAGCCAGATCCAAAGGTGTGGTCAGAAGTTCCACCATCTCCTCTGTAAGGACATCCTTTTTGTTTTCCTTGTTCTTCAGATTGTGGACAAGGATGGACTGATTGGCAAGCAAGGTAATCAGCCATACGATTTCACCAATAGCCATCTCGAAGTTTTCGGATTTCATCAGCTTATCGCCAAGGTTCTCAAGACCGCCGTAGCGTCCTGCGATTTCCTTTGTTGCCTTGGTAGTAAGGAGCAAAGTATACTCGTCACCACCAATATTGATAATTGCAGAGCGTTCCATATCCATAAATCAAATCCTCCTTATTCAGCCTGTTCCGTAGTATAGGAAGGTTCATATACTTCCTGATACCAGTTGGTGATAATATCTGCTGCAACAGCAGAATCGCCCTCAGTCACTTCTGCCTTCCAAGGATGCTTATTCTGACCGTCCACTTTGTTACGGCGTAAGATAGTACCCTCGATGGTCGGAGTAGAGAAAGTAATGCTGTCACCCTTGGTAGCAAGATTTGTGGCAGGGATACCGAATTTCACACGGTAGAGCCAGTAATACTTGTACTTGCCGTTGGATTTCTTCGCACGGAAACCTACGGCAACAGGGTCACCGCCATCTTCACTTGTGGACACCACAACGCCATTGGCATCGATGGTTGCTCCGGTAAGGTCGGATGCCACGGCAGCACCGATATCATCCACGCCAAGGGAAAGTGTACCGTTTTTGAATTCCTTTACAATTTCCGATGCACCGTCATCGGCATAAAGGGTTGCCTCCGCAAGCTCCACGGAGAGGTCGGCGGTCATCGCCTTTGCCAACTGTACCGGAGAATCATAGGTTTCATTGCTGTTTTCATCTTCGGTGATTTTGGCATAATACAGTTTGTCAAGACCAATAGTAGCCATTGATTATTCCTCCATTTCATAATGTTTTGCCACATCCACGTTGTAATGGAAGTAGCCTGTTTCTGTTTCATAACCGATGTATCTTCGGTCAGTTATGGTAAAATCCGCACCAAGCAAGGCACGGACGATTGCGTTTTTTTCTTTGGTATAACTGCCTTTGGCATACAGGGAAATTCGTGCCTCCTGGACATCACATCCGGGAGTATTGTCCGCATGAAGTTCAAAGCTGTCTGCCATAGGCACTACCACGATATATTTATCCGGAGCCTCCTCATGGAACACGCCTGTTTCCAAAGGTATACCCAAGGACTCCAAAGCCGTATTGATATCTGAAAGTACACTCACAGCTTTCTGACCTCCTCTTCAAATTTATCCTGCATGGCACTGATACAGGCAGCACGGGATGCCGTTTTCGCAGGTTTCATAAAAGGTTTGGCAGGCTGACCGTGCTTACCGTATTCGATGATGTTGGCCAGTTTCGCATTGCTGACGCCATCCCCACGGGGTTCTGCAAAGCCAACCTTGATATTGTGATTGCCGTTCTTATCCATCTTCACAGAGGACAGACCAAGTGCCGACTCCAGTTCTCCCGTGGAACGGGACTCATATTTTGTGCCGTTACCCACCACAGAGGACAGGTTGCTCTGTGCCTTGGCAAGTAGAATCTCGCCTCCGGCTTCAAGAACTTTCTCTGCTACAGGATCAAAATCAGAACCAAGCCTTGAGATACGCTGCAAAAACTCCTCTGGCATTTTGATATCCACTTTAGCCACTTGTTGCCACCACCTTTTTCGCAAGCACCTCCGTATACATTCCACGGCCTTTCACATCCTCCACGGATGTGATTTCAAATCTGCCGTCCTCACATACCAAAATGTGGTCTGTGGTAACGATAAGTCCGGGAATGCAGCGGAAACGGAACAGGTCGGTTGCCTCGGAGAACGCAGCGAGATTTGCCCACCGCTCACTTCCGTGGCGACCTTCTCTGTAAACACGGACAGAAGCGAGGATTTCATCTGCCGTAGTGGAAAAACCCTCGCTGTCCTTGATGCGTTTGGTAATGACAATATCAGCAAAGCCGTTCATTTTTCCGAAACTCATATCACACCTTCCATTCTCGGTCGAGCCTGAGAAGTAGGTTGACCGTGTTCCAAACCTGCTGTCCGGCTTGCACGTTGTCGGCAAAGAAACCACCCGTAGAGCCATCCCTTGATTCATAGAAATGCGACGCCAACATAATCACGGCTTGTTCCGTGGTTGCGGGCATCGCATTTTCCGTATAATATCCTGCCTCTATGTGCTGATAGCTTTCCGCATAAGAAACGGCGGCAGTGATGAACCTTTCAATCAGTTCATCATCTACCGAATGCTCCAGTATCAGATTTTCCTTGACCTTCTTAAGAAGTTCGCTCATCACTGCCACCTCCCATCTTAGGCAGTAGCCATCTTGAGCAATTTCACAGCTTCAGCAAGCACCAGCTTACCGTCCACACGCTCCTTGGCAACAAAGCCGACCATACCGTTTCCGGCGAAAAGTTCCTTGAGTTCTGCAAAGGAACGAGTACCACGGTCACCGATGTTGTAGTAGCTGTAGTCACCAAAAGCAATGGCAGGCATTCCCGCAGTGATTACAGGGAAATAAGGAGAAGTGTATACCTCATAACCCAAGAGTCTGCCAGGCTCTCCCGCCTGGACGGAATCCTGCCAAAGGTAACGGCCGTTCTTGTCAGTCAGCTTGCGGATGGCTGCCAAAGTCTGGTCATTGCAGATAAACTTGGCGTTCTTACGGTAAGGACGCTTGAGGGAGTACACAAGGTCGATGATTTCATCGGCAGTGATTTCCGTTGCAGATGCAGCAGTCACACCGATTTCAGCGCCACCTTCCTCGGCAAGCAGACCCAAAGGCTGACCGGTACCCGTACCGTTGAGGAATGCGTCCTCTTCTGCATTTGCAAGAGCCTTGGAGAACTGACGGATGATGTAATTCTCAAGACCGAAGGCATTGTCATACAGAAGCTCCTCAGTCACCTTAACGGCAACATGAAGCTTGTGGGCATCCAGGTTAATCTGGGCGAATTTTGCATCACCCCAGGTGAGTTCCTCACCCTCATCAATCCACGCAGCCGCAGGCTTGGTGGCAGCGATGTTGATTTTGCGCTCACCGCTTGTAGTGATGATGTGACCCAGCTTACGGAAGATGTTCTCTTCCTCCAATGCCTCAATAAGACGGGAGTCATACTCTTCGGGTACAAGATAACCACCGTCGGCATCCACACCCTCCTGAAGAACATTGGACACATTACGGAAGTTGGTACGGAGAGCCTTGAGCATACCGTCCTTATAGGCATCGGATGCACGTCCGGTCTTTTCCTTCTTGCCGTCCATAGTCTTGCCGTTCATAGGCTTTTCAGTGATAGGAGTAGAAGTAGGCTTGGAAAGCTGTGCATCCATAGCGGACATAGCCTCCATACGCTCAATTTCAGCACCATAGTCCTGAACCTTCTTCTCCATCTGTGCATAGGTCTTTGCATCCTCATCGGAAAGCAGACCGTCCTTGTCGCGCTTGGTTTCCACAAAAGCCTTTGCAGCCTCCCAAGCCTGGTTACGCTTTTCGCGCAGTTCGTTGATAGTCATAATAAATTACCTCCAATTTTTAATAAGATTTAGCCTGTCCATAAGGTCATCGGCTTTGGTTTTTCGGGTTTCTTCGGACTTGATTGCACACTTGGCGGCAACCTTATCCATAAGGGAATTGACCACATTTGCCTTGGAATAAAGCATAGACACCTGTGGCACTTCCACTTCGTCCGTGGTGGTTCTCTGCATGATTTCGTCAGCAAAGCCAAGTTCCACGGCCTTGTTTGCGTCCATCCATGTTTCTGCGTCCATGAGGTGGGACAGCTTTGTACGGGACAAGCCTGTCTTAATCTCATAGGCATTGATGATGGAATCCTTAACGCTTGCGAGCATATCGATGGCTTTCTGCATTTCGCTGGAATCACCGAATGCTACCGTCATAGGATTGTGAATCATCATCATGGACACAGGGGACATCAGCACTTTCGTTCCTGCCATCGCAATCACGGATGCTGCGGAGGCAGCGATGCCGTCAATCTTGACCGTGACATTGCCCTTGTAATCCATCAGCATATTGTAGATCTGGGCAGCCGCCACGCAGTCACCACCGGGTGAGTTAATCCACACGGTAATGTCACCGGAGCCTGCCATGAGTTCGTCCTTGAAAAGCTGTGGAGTGACGTCATCATCAAACCAGCTTTCTTCTGCGATTGTTCCGTTCAGAAACAGTGTCCTCGCCTCGGGCATCGTTTCCGTCTGTGCCTGGTTCTTCCACTTCCAGAACTTCTTCATCGGAATTTTCCTCCTTTCCGTCATTGTCAGTTGTATTTGCAAAAGCACCCGCATCTTTCAGAGGGAGCATATTGCCGTTGATAAGGTAAAGGTCGCCGCCATCTTCCGCAGGAATGCGGTCGAGGTTTTCCAGTTCGCGGATATCGTTTGCAGACATCCAACCGTTCTGGCGACCAATGGCATAGCCGTTCATACGGCTCTGATAATCGCCACGGAGCAGACCTTCCAGATTGAATTTCACAAAATAACGCACCTTTTCATCGTGGGATAAAAGCGCCCTCTGAATGGACTGCTCCCAACGGATAACCCACGGGTCAAGGGTGTATTTCACAAACTCAAGGGATTGCTGCTCTATATTAGAAAAGCTCGACTTCTCAAGGTCGCCCACCATATGGGGAGGGACTCTGAAAATTCGAGCAATTTCATTGATTTGGAACTTCCTTGTTTCAAGGAACTGTGCCTGCTCCGGAGAAATGGAAATCGGTGTATACTTCATTCCTTCTTCAAGGACAGCCACTTTATTGGAATTGGAACTGCCGCCAAATGCCGCCTGCCAACTCTCTCTGACCCTCTGCGGGTCTTTGATGGTGCTTGGATGCTCCAACACACCGCCCGGTGTAGCACCGTTGGCGAAGAACTTGGCTCCGTACTCCTCGCAGGCAATCGCCATGCCGATGGCGTTCTTTGCCATAGCGATGGGACTGTAGCCGACAAGACCGTCAAACCCAAGACCTGGAATATGAAGCACATCGGAAGGCTGCAAGGTTACTGCAAACTCCTTATTTTTGATAGCCTCATCGGGACCACGGTAATAGGTGTAATACAGATGTCCGTTTTCATCCCTGTCCACGCTCATCTTGTTTGGCATCAGCGGGTAAAGTGCCACCACCTCATTCTTGCCGTTTCGGATAACCTGGGCATAGGCATTGCCCCACAGGAGCAGATGGGTCATGAGCGTCTCTCGGAATACGAAAGAACTCATCTCCGGATTCGGCTCATCATGGAGCAATCGGTAAAGCGGATGGTCGATGGCTTTTTCCTTGCCACCGTCATCGTTATATTTATATAAATGCAAAGGCAAGCCTGCCACGGCTTCAGCCAGGATACGGACACAGGAATACACCGCCGTCATCTGCATGGCAGAACGCTCGGTTACTGCCTTGCCGGATGTTGTGCCGCCCATATAAAAGGTGTAGGCACTGCCCGCCGTTCTGTTTTCAGGCTTATCTCTGGACTTAAACATTCCTGTAAATATACCCATATCAAATCACGCTCCTTCCTAAATAAACAAAATGCCACGGTCATCGTACACGCTGGCACTGTTGGTGTTGCCACATCGGATTGCACGGTCGAGCGCCATAATCGTTGCAACGGCACCGTCAATCTTTTCTGTGGATTTGGCTTTGTCAGCTTTGATGTTTCCGGCAGGGTCTGTTTTGATGTAGATGTTATCCATCATCCACCTAAGAACCGGATGCCCGCCGTGAGCCAGTTTTTTCTCCATCGCAAGTTTCATCAGTTCCTTGGTCGGCGGGGACATATCTTTGTACCCTTGACCGAAAGGAACTACCGTGAATCCCATACCCTCAAGGTTCTGCACCATCTGCACAGCACCCCAACGGTCATATGCGATTTCTCGGATGTTGTATTTCTCACCAAGGGACTCGATGAATTTCTCGATATAGCCGTAATGGACTACATTGCCCTCGGTGGTCATAAGCAAGTCCTGTCGTTCCCATATGTCATACGGCACGTGGTCACGGCGCACACGCAGGTCGATGTTATCTTCGGGTATCCAAAAATACGGCAGAATGATATATTTATCATCCTCGTCCTCCGGCGGGAACACCAGCACAAACGCCGTAATATCCGTAGTGCTTGAAAGGTCAAGTCCACCGTAGCAGACACGGCCTTCCAGTTCGGATTTATCTGTCGGGAATGCACAGACATCCCACACCGCCATCGGCATCCAACGGACAGCCTGCTTTACCCACTGATTCAGCCTTAGCTGACGGAAAGCATTCTCTTCGCCGGGGTTCTGCTTTGCCTGTTCACAGGCTTGCTCCACCTTGTCGATGCCAACCGTAACACCAAGGGATGGATTGGCTTTCTTCCATACTTCCGGGTCAGTCCAATCGTCATCATCCTCTGCACCGTAAATCACAGGGTAGAAGGTAGGGTCGACTTTTCGACCTTCAATGATATCCTTTGCCTTTTGGTGGGTTTCGTAGCAGATGGACTGCATATCGTTTCCCGCCGTGGTGATCAGGAAGTAAAGAGGCTGCATTCTTGCGTCACCGGAACCCTTGGTCATAACATCAAACAGTTTTCGGTTCGGCTGGGTATGCAGCTCATCAAAAATAACGCCGTGAGTATTGAAACCATGCTTGTTGGCTACATCCGCCGACAGAGCCTTGTATTTACTGCCCGTCGGGTTGTAGGTCATGGTCTTCTGGCTTGCCTGAATGGTCATCTTATTTTTAAGCAGAGGACTGCGCCTTACCATTTCCAAAGCAACATCAAATACGATTCGTGCCTGGTCTTTATCCGCAGCACATCCGTACACTTCTGCGCCAGGTTCAAAGTCAGCGCACAAAAGATACAATGCCACTGCCGCCGCCAGTTCCGATTTGCCTTGTTTCTTTGGGATTTCGATATAGGCTGTGTTGAACTGCCTGTATCCGTTTGGTTTCAGGACACCGAAAATATCTCGGATAATCTGCTCCTGCCAGTCAATCAGTTCAAATGGCTTTCCATCCCACGTGCCTTTGGTGTGACAGCAGAATTTTTCAATAAAGCATACTGCGTGGTCGGCGGCATCCTTATCGTAATAACTGCCCTCCGCCATAAAGCGGGTTGGCTTATAGTTTTTCAGTTTTCTCAAATGCCGTCACCTCCTCAAAAATGGCATAAAAAATAAGAACCTCTACGGTTCCCAAAATCAAAGATTTTGACCGTAACGAGAACCTTGTTACTCGCTACGCTCGTAATATGCCGCCATATAATAATGCGACCTTCGTATACGAGGAACAGAGCCTCTCGGCTCCGTCCTGCCTTTACAGGATTTTTTAGTTGTGTTCGTTCAGTAAAATGCAAAGGGCAAGGTTGGCTTCTTCGGTTGCGGGTTCAACATCCCAACCTCTGTCATAGTTGGCAATAACCTCGCCATCGAGTTTCAGCATCAGCTTGCTGATTTTTCCGCCGTTGATACCGAACTGACTGCCTTTTTCATAAACCTTTATCCAGTAATGGACTGCCTTGTAACCGCCGTCCGGCTTTGGAATGCCGATTGTTCCTTCTTTCCACATAGTCAGTCCTCCATTTCGCCTGTAAGTATAAAGTGAGTGTATTCCTTTCGGTGTTCCTCAAGGTACACCACCAATTCGTAAAAATGCATCTCGTTGGCAATGTACTGTACCATCGGCACATCAAACATATTGGTTCGTCCGGTTGCTCGGATGGCGAGTATCTGTTCCTTGATTTTATTCATCGGTGCAGACCTCCTTGCCCATAAGAAGTTCCGTGTATATCTTGGTATAGCGTTCACACTCGCTGCCCTCGGACCCTGCAATGGCTCTGAGGTAAAAGTCAGCCGCTTCTTTTCTGCTATCCCAAACCTCCGTCTGTCCGTAGCAGGTAATCTTCACGGCATCCAGTTTTCGACAAACATCGACACCGAACACCACATTCAAGCCGGAGCCTGTATCCCAACGAACCATGATGGAGGCTGTGTCATCCACACCTCTGACCGTACCCTTTGTACCAATGGGTGGAGCCTGCATATCATCCATCTGCACCAGTTCCACACGGCATCCAACAGGGTATTCTTTTCTTACACGCTCAACGGTTTCTTTATTCGGAAATCTCATTCTTGGCACCTCCTTTGAAAGCACTGCTGCCGGAAAGGTTGCGGAGCAGGATTTTTCTCTCGGTCTTGTATTCGTTTCCGATAAAGCCGAGGCGGAGAAGGAAACAGCGAAATGCGTATTTTTCATTGTCCACCGCTTTTTCCGTGGCGTTGATGCGTTTCTGATTTCGGCTCATCTCACAAAGGGCTGCAATGAAGTGGCTGTAAGCCTTGACCTCATCTGCATCCAGTTCCTCTCCAAACCAAGGGAAGGAAACCCTGTCCTCGCCGATTTCGATTGGTGTTGCGGGAATACCCAAGGCTTTCTTTATAAGGCTGCCCTTGGCATCCAGAAGGTTCGTAAGATTTCCGACCGCTACCTTATCAAGGGGAATCGCCACCGTAAGCCCCACCGTTTCGCCCTGTGGCTGTTCGGCGGGTTCTTCGGCTGTTTCCTCGGCTCTTGCATCAAGCCAAGCCTGCGCCATTTCTGCGGGAGCTGCGACAAAGCCTTTGTCAGCAAGGCTCTCAAGCAACTGCTCGATTTCTTCGCTGTCGGCTCTGTCATCAAACTCCACCGCACCATCTTTTGTTACTGTGAAATAATCCACCTCGTAGTTCAGGCTTGGCACACCCAGGTATTTTGCTTTTACATTCAGAATGTCTGCCATCGCCGTAACCAGTGCCTTGCGGTCACTGCCTGTTACATTAAATTCAATTCTCATCGTGTGAGTACCTCCTTGTTTTTTCGGTACTACATATATCACTCTAAAGCCGTAAAATAGCAAGTAATATGTGCAAAATATAAGGGAGAATAGTTGTAGATTTACACCCCGTCATTTTGTGTATAGTACACGATGCCAGTCAGCACATAAACCACATTGGGAAGTGCCACACCGTTGCCCCACATCTTATACTCCGCCGAATCGGAATGAGGGTTCTGAAGCCACTTGAATATCTGCTTCCGTGTTTTCGGTTTGCTTGATGTTCCCACAATCTTACGATGTGTTTCAAAGATTTCTGCCCACCGTGTGAGTTCCTCTTCAGAAGGAAGTTTCTCACCAAGGTCAGCACACCACCAATCCGGAAATCCCTGGAGCCTTGCACATTCCGTAGGAGTCAGCCTACGCACAACGTATTCCAGATCCGCATCGGTATCGTTGACAAGCGGTGGGTCTTTGTAATCCGTAGCTACTAAAGTGTTGGCAAGTTCCTCTTCCGCAGAAGTGAAGAACGATGCTTTGCTGCTTGAGTAGGTGGGAACGGCAACCGCATCGGGCCCCGTAGCTTTCAGTGTGGAATTGACACCCTCATCACTGATACCCATATTCCTTGCAAAGTTCTGACCGCAGTTATAACTTTCACGGTCAATGGCATAGACAACGGCATGGCGGTCTACGGTGTTCAAGGTATACATGACATCACTTTCGGCATAGCCGTTACCGTGGTGGGAAGGACGGGAGCCGTTGCCTTCCACGATGGCAATGCCGCCCTGATTGCAGGTAGGATTTCCACCGTTGCCGTCAAGGGTTCGTGAAGTATCCGCCTTATAAAATCCACTGTTGGGATTTGCAGACTTCATTGCATTGCTGTCCTTGGAGCAGACACCAAAAGCAGTCGGCTCTACCACAAACGGCTGATTGTTTCCGCCTGTGCCGTAGGTTGCCGCCACGGTCTGTGCCACATCAAGGGGACCCACATAACGGGTGTCCTGTGAGTGATTTTCATATACGGTTGCAGGAATGACTCCCGCTCTAAGCGTTGGAGATTTTTCTTCCTCATAACCGATGCCTCGGCTGTCGGCAGAGTGTTCCGTGCAAAATCCCGCAGACTCCATAACACAAGGCGGATGATGCGACTCGGCACGAAGGGTACAGGTTACATCATCGGTGACATCCATACGGTTGCCGCCCTGGTCATTTAAGACGATGCCTGTCGCAGGAGTGCTTTCTTCAGAAGTTCTGGCAGTTCTTTTCCACGGGCATCGGCTCGTTTCAAGATTCCTAAACAGGCCTTCTGACTCAAATAATATTTTTCCGGCACACCCACCATTAAAATCTGCGACAAGATAGATACGTCTTCTTCTTTGGGGAACTCCCCAAAACTGCGCGTCAACGCATCTCCAGGCGATACTGAAACCATCTCCCAGGATTTCTCCTGCTCCTGTCCATTTTCCTTTTGGAGGACAAGGGACAGCATAGTCACCTTTGACGGACGCAACTGCTTCGAGGACGGCTTTGAAATCTTCTCCTGCGTTTGAGGAGAAGGCGCCGGGGACATTTTCCCACACGATGTATCTTGGATACTCACCATTGGTTTTACACCTCATTTCTTTTACGATTCGGATTGCTTCGTAGAACAGGCAGGAGCGTTCTCCGTCAAGACCACTGCGTTTACCCGCTACGCTCATATCCTGGCAGGGACTGCCGAATGTGATGATGTCCACGGGGTCAACCTTGGCACCGTTGATAGTTGAAATATCACCCAGGTGCTTCACCTGAGGGATACGCTTGCTTGTTACACGAATAGGAAAAGGCTCAACTTCCGATGCCCACAAAGGGGTAATACCGGAAATCAAGCCTCCCAAAGGAAATCCCCCGGAGCCATCAAACAAGCTACCGAGGGTCATAGGTTTCTTATTCATCTGCACCAACCTCCTTTACAAGGTCGGCATACGGTATCTGCACACCGTTACGGATAACAAATACACCGTCTGCATCACCCGTATCTTCCACATATCTGCGGAGGATAACTGATGCGTACTTTTCATCCAACTCCATCGTATGGCAGATGCGGTTGGTTCTCTCGCAAGCCATCAGCGTTGAACCGCTGCCACCGAAGGTATCCACCACGATGGAATTCTCACGGCTTGAGTTTCCAATCGGGTAGGCAAGCAGGTCAAGAGGCTTGGAAGTCGGATGGTTTTTATTTTTCTTGGGCTTATCGAAGTTCCAAATGGTGGTCTGACTTCTACCTGCGTTCTTGCTCCAGTAGTGTTTGCCGTTCTGGAGGAAACCATAAAGCACAGGTTCATGTTGCCACTGATAATCACTTCTGCCAAGCACCAGGGAGTTTTTCACCCAAATGCAACAGCCGGAAAGATGAAAGCCTGCATCGATAAATGCCTTACGGAAATTAAGACCTTCCGTGTCGGCATGGAACACATAAGCGGCACCGCCTTTTTCCAGGTGGGCAGCCATGTTCTGAAATGCCGAAAGTAGAAATTCATAAAACTTCTCGCTTGCCATCTTATCATTTTTGATGGACAGACCATCGGAACTTTCAAAGGCTACATTATACGGAGGGTCGGTCAGCACAAGGTTGGCTTTCTTTCCGTCCATAAGGATAGCAACATCATCGGCGTTAGTGGCATCACCACACATCAGTCTGTGTCTGCCCACCGTCCATACATCGCCACGCTCCACAAAGGCCGCCTTTTCCAGGGCATCGTTCAAATCAAAATCGTCCTCTTCCACATCGGATTTATCTTCTCCGGCAAAGAGGTCTGCGATTTCATCATCGTCAAAGCCTGCAAGACCGATATCAAAATCCATGCCCTGCAAGGACTCGATTTCAATTTTCAGCATTGCCTCATCCCAACCTGCGTCAAGAGCCATACGGTTATCGGCAAGGATGTAGGCTTTCTTCTGTGCCTCGGTAAGGTAGTCCACGAAAACACAAGGTACTTCATCGATGCCTTCTTCCTTGGCTGCCATCACACGTCCGTGTCCGGCAATAATGCCGTAATCCTTATCAATAATGACAGGGTTGATAAAACCGAATTCACGGAGCGAAGAACGGAGTTTCATAATCTGCTCCGGAGAATGGGTGCGGGCGTTATTTACATACGGCACTAATTTTGTAATGGAAACAAGTTCCATCTGCGTTGTTGTTCTTCCCATAGCACCCTCCTTAATACAGACCCCATTCAGCGAACTTTTCAAAACCGCCAAGTCTCTGAATGTACTGACGGGCGATGTCTACTATTTCCGCATAAGGCTTGCCATCAATGGTATCATCTCCGATGGCACAGCAAAGCTGCACAGGCTCTTTGGTTTTCTGCGCCTTAAGGAACGCATACACATTTACAGACACATCCGCCTTGGATAAGTCCTTGCCGTGCAGACCGCCGCCTGTAACGGAATCAGCCATATCAGAACCGAGTTTACGGTTGGTCGCACCCGTGTCTACATTCGTGCCGCCGGTCCAGTCACCAAGAGGATTGATTTCCGCACCGGGGTAAAGCATCTTCAAATCCGCTGTTTCTACATTGCTCTGACAGATGATCAGGCGAACACCGTCCATAATGTACTTTCCGTCATAAGGACATCTGCCGTAAATGTCACGGGCAATGTTGGAAAGTTCCTGTTGCTCCTGTGTCAGAGGCATACCCTTAAAGATGCCGTTATCCCCACAACGCACACCGTCTTTTTGATTATCCGACAGGTGCTTATCCTGGGGAACGATAACGATGTCCGTATCCATCACACCTGCGATGCGATGTACGGCATTTATAATTTCTGCTTTATCCAAATCTGCTGTGGTTTCAATAATGGCATGGCACACACCATGACCGATTAAAACCTCCACTGCGATTTTCGGATTATCTTCTTTTGCATACGCCAGATCCACAATGGCTCCTGCGATTCTGTCTGCCACCTTGTCCGGATGGCTCGGATTTACTTTTTCAATCATGGTTAAAACCCCTTTCGTTGGTGCAATAGTCGTTCCAGATCATCATTCGGATTGGTACCGGAAAAATCCACGGAACAGTTTTCTTTTACGATTTGCATGATGTTGTCCCACTGCCTTGAGGCCTGGTTCATATAGTTGATGCCGATATTGATAAACGGGGAGGTGACAGGTTTTCCGGTTGTGGGATGCTTTGATAAGAATCCAAGTTCATTTGTCATCTCCTCGCACTGCAGCCATCTCGCCACACACATAGCGTAACGCTCAATGGTCTGCGGGGAAACATAACCCGCACAGCCGATGGAATTGAGCCAGTTCCATGTATCCTCATAAATCTGCTTTGCTCTCAGTTCCGTACCGTCACGCTGCTTTGCACTGAGCAGTTCATTTGGTTTCGGCATCTGGATACCTTCCACATCGGGAATATCCAGCATCGTTAGTTTGCGACCGCCGGGGTTGCCGTTCTGCACCTTTTCCAGATTGGACTTTGGCTTACGACCTGCACCCGGACGTTTTCCGCCACGGCCGCCTGTGTTATTCGATTTTGTTGGCACGATTCTCACCGCCTTTCTATCTGCGGGCCTTATTACCCTTTTGATTTCGCAATTTTTTCACACGAAACCCCACGCCCGTTGCACGGGATATAGGTCCCGGAGATTTTGACCGCCCTACCGGGGTCAGTGATTATGCCAACGGTCGCCGCTTTCTGCGTGTATCTTTGCATGACACGGTTTGCAGAGAGCAATCAGATTCTCTCTTGCATGGGTTCCACCCTGTGACAACGGCAGCTTGTGATGTATCTCTTCGGTCGGTACATACTTACCTTCCTTAAGACACCTCTCACACAGTGGGTGGGCAGCCGCATAGGAATCCCTTATCCTTTTCCACGCTCTGCCGTAACGCTTACGCACAGCGGGGTCACGGTCATAGGTTTCGTAGCGTTTGTTTTCCTGCTTCTCATGTTCCTCACAGAACCTCCCGTCCGTTAGGTTGGGACAGCCTGGGAAAGAACAGGGACGCTTTGGTCTTCTTGGCACTCGTTTCACCTCCCTTGGGCATAAGAAAAGCCCTGAAGGATTGCTCCCTCAAGGCTTACTTCATTCTGCTTTTCGCTGATTATATCATATCATAAATGCCGCTGTGGTATCTTGTTGCAAAGTGTTGCAAAGTGTGCAGGCTTTATATTTTGATGGGGTTTTCCGGCATCACCACATGGTTCAGGGCGCTGTTATGCCAACGGTACACCGTGGTTCTGTCTGCATGGAGTTCATCCCCAATCTGCTCCCAGGTAAGGTTATGGATATAACGGTAACGCAGAACCATACGCTCATCAGTATTGACAACCTCATCAATAACGCTGCGTATCTGCTTTTTCAGTTCCACAAGGTTGTCGATTTCTGCGTTTATTTTATCTTCCAGTTCCATAATCTTCATAAGGCTGCGTACAAAAGGCGCATCCGTATTTCTTGAAGTCTGCACACGCTCCTCCAGACAAGGGGATGCGATACTGCTCGACATTTCTCTCAGTTTCCCAAGTTCCTCAATATCCGAGTTGATTCTTTGGTCAAGGCGGTATGCCTGTCCTAAATATTCCTTTACTTTCATGGTTCATCCACCTCCGCTTGTAATTTGGAGATTAAATACTCTCCATCCACTGAGGTAAGTTCCCTATACCACGCAGAGCGGAAGAACCTCTCCACCTCGTCCTTCATAGTTTTTGCCGACTCATTTCTGGGCCATTTTTTCAGTTTCTTAATTGCTGCCCTGTAGTCCTTCACGGCTAACAGGATGATGCTGTTTGCGAGATTTTCATAAGGGTCGGTCAATGGGCAGCACCTCCAATCCTGGCTTTTACGGAATCGATAAGAGCCGATTGGATTTTCTCCTTCTTCCGAAGTGCCTTCATCACATCCTCGTCAATGGTGTCCTTTGCGATAATATGATGGATAACAACGGTATCGTTCTGCCCCTGTCTCCACAAGCGGGCGTTGGTCTGCTGATACAGTTCCAGTGACCAGGTCAACCCAAACCATATAATCGTAGAACCGCCGAACTGGATATTTAAGCCGTGTCCTGCACTGGCAGGATGGATAACGGCAACGGGGATATCTCCGTTGTTCCAATCTTTGATATCCTGGCTTGTTTTTATTTCCCTTACCGAAAAACGCTCCTTAATTCTCTGCAAATCGTGGTTGTACCAATATGCCACAAGCACAGGCTTTCCGTTTGCACCCTCAATCAAATCCTCAAGGGCATCCAGTTTTCGGTCATGAATATGAATGATATCTTTTTCTTCGTTATAGACGGCACCGTTTGCCATCTGAAGAAGTTTCCCGGAAAGTACTGCAGCGTTTACGGCATCAATTTCCTCATCCTTAAGGTCTACCACCATATCTTCCTTCAATGCCTGGTACACCGACCACTCTTTTTCCGAAAGGGCAACAGGGACTTCGTTTATAATGCATTCCGGCATTTTTAGAAAATCCGCTGATTTCATGGAAATCGTAATATCCGAAATCAGTCTGTAAATGGCATCCTCCGCACCGGGTCTTGGCTTGTAGGAGAAAACCATCTGCTGATTTCTCTTATCTGGCACAAAGAAATTATTTCGATAGTGGGTAATGTACCTGCCAAGCC